TGATACCAGTTACTACCAGAAAAAAAGCCAGGGTTTCCCCTGGCCCCCTCGATTAGTCTAGTAAAATCATATATGCTTTCGGATGATGCTTGCGAAACCAGGCCAAGCCTTCTTGAACCATACTATAAAGCTCTAGATGTTCGGCCCCGATGATTGCATCGTACATTGCGACGGCCTGGGGTTCGAGTTCTATTTCATCTCCAGAAAATCTATTCTTAACTATTTCAGATTCAGTTCCAACTTGTAAACCTTTAAAACTTTTTGGTATTGTATTCATATTTTTTGAAGGGCCCTTTCGGGCCCAGCCCTTAGTTATAATTATTTATTAGTTCTTGAAGATCATTGAGTGCTGCAGTTAACCCTTTCTTTCCTGCAGGGTATCTCCTGCCAGTTAAACCTGCTACATAATTCCTGCAGACGGTAGAAGTGTATCCGCTATTGATCTTCATACCGATCAATAAAGCTTTGATGCCTTGCTTAAAGACTGCCATTCTATAAGCATCTATCTGGTCTGGTCTATCTAGTACAATTGCTTTTTCCATTGTATTTTTCCTTGTAGTTAATGAATCATTATTATAACATTACTTTACATATTAATCTAATTTTGGTTCGATCGCGCTATCCTTTGATGCCAGTTACTCCCGTTGTATGATCCTCCCAGAGGATCTCCAAAAAAAGAAAGGGAAGGCCGAAGCCCTCCCAATCCCCAAGGTAACTTTTTAACCCCATCTATCATTTGTATCTGATTCTGATACAACAAAAGAAAATTCTTTTACAAAGTCTAAGTTTGTACGTCGACCTCGTTTATCAAATTCAAGCTTTGATTTTTCTTTCTTTGGTTTACGTTTAAATAGCTCACCTACTATTTTTGCTCCTTGTTTTAAGGGATAATCGGTAACTACATAAAACTTGCAATTATCAATAGCCTCCTTTTGCGTATGTCCATTTCCATAAGAACCGAACGCATTGTCAAATTCAATTTCTGCATAATATTTATATTCCATAATTTTTGATGGGGGCTTTCGCCCCCAACCCTTGGTTGTTTAAAGATATTGCTCAGGCTCTTAATACTTATCTACCTCCCATGTTTGTTTACCATCCCACAACCCTTGCTTTCCATCGGGGTTAGCCAAACGTTGTTTGTTGCCCATTCCCGTAAGATATTGCTCAGGCTCTGGATACTCGCCTGTATGTCTAGGGACATAAATGTACTGGTGCATGTCTTTGAAATCCACTTCATCCTGGTCGTAGATTTTATTGACTTCGTCTACCCCTGTTGCTGATTCCATATCAGGATAAGTGTAGCTGAAGGTCCAACCATTAACACCGTGATAATATGCATCGATTACTACTGTTCCTAACTTGCCTTGCTTTTCGTAAATGTTGTTCATAATTTTTGATGGGGGCTTTCGCCCCCAACCCTTGGTTAGATGTATCTTGTTACTCGTTTAAGAAAGTCAGCCTTTGCATCTTCAAATGCTTCGGGTTCTGAAGAATGCCTCCACATGAAATAGTTTCCATGTGCAGTACTCTTTAGGACACCACCGTAGAAGACCCAGGTCACATACTCTTCTTTCCAAGTCGCCAATACCACGCCACCGTTTTGACCTCGGAATATTGCTAGAGCATCTGCCCCGTTAGGTAAACCCTGTAGCACTTTTCTTTTTGTAACTGTTTCCATTGTCTTTCTCCTTGTAAACCAACTTGATTGTTGGTATGCCTATATTATAACAAAATATGTCAAGTAAGTCTAACCCCACCCCACCCCTATGCACCTATTTTCTAGTTTTTTTTCTATATACTATATACATTCTAATATTCTCAAATGATCCAATGTTTTCCGAACATTACCAGATAGGCCCCCCTTACTTTACAAATAGCCAATCAAAAAAATATTTCGCAAAAAATTTGGAAAATCGGAATGATTCTCACTACCACATGATCTGGTAAAAGGTCGTATACTGCAGGCATGGAAAACATATCTATCTACGTCATGTTCTTACTAATGTTGTTTGCTTATTGCCTTGGATTAGTTTATTAGTTATACTGCGGCTAATGGCTGCAAATAATTAAGGTGTAACAGCGAACACATGAGTAAACATAAACCCCCTAAACTTTCCCCTGCTTCGGAAGAAGAACTTGCGGATAACCGAATGATTATGCCGGAAGTAGAAAAAGGCATTCCTATTCCTAAAAGCAAAAAAGAACAACTGCCTGACATGTCAGCAGAGCAGGAAGTAGCAGTGCGTGCCAATACTATTAAAGTAGTTTCCGATTTAGCCGGCGATAACATAGAACCTTCTAAAGAACATCAACAGCAAGCAGAGGAGTTAGCGCGTGATATGATGGTTAATACAAAACTTAAACCAGAATTTGCAAACTATCCTAACGAAACAATGGCATTCTTAGCCGGGCTGGTTAATCAAACTAACTGTATGATTGTGGAAGAGTTGTCAGACCTAAAACTTTATACAGTAAACAAGTTTGTAGAACTATCTGCTATGGCAGAAAAAGACGCAGATCGAATAAAAGCGCTGCGCAATTTAGGTGAAGTAGACGGCGTCGATGCGTTCAAACGGAAAACAGAAATTACTCACATTACTAAATCTGGTGACGAGCTTGAGAAAGAACTATTAGAAACTATAGAACAGCTTAAAGGCACAGTGATTGAAGGTGAGCATGAGATAGTTAAAGATGATTAGTCATGAAGATCTAGATCTTTTACAAAATGCGCTGCCGGGGATGTCCGAAAAAGAAAAGCGCAAAAGCTTGACGTTGTTACAGAACTACAAAAAAGAAATGACAAAAGAAGTTGGAGTAGAGTCGTTTCTTGATTTTATAAAATACGTTTATCCGGGCTATATTATAGGAGCGCATCATCGGCACCTAGCAGAAATCTTTCAAGATATAGCGAATGGTAAAAAGAAACGAGTGGTAGTTAATATCGCTCCAAGGCACGGTAAATCAGAACTTATATCGTACCTTGCACCCGCTTGGTTTTTAGGTAAGTATCCAGCCAAGAAAATTATTATGTCATCGCATACTGCAGATCTCGCAGTTAACTTTGGTAGACGGGTAAGGAACTTAGTAGGTTCACAACTCTATAAGGACATATTTCCTGATGTGGAATTACAAGCAGATAGTAAGTCGGCTTCTAGGTGGGGCACTAATTATAACGGGGAGTATTTTGCTATTGGTGTGGGCGGCGCTCTTGCAGGTCGCGGCGCTGATTTATTTATTATTGATGATCCCCACTCGGAGCAAGACGCTAAACAGAATCGCGCAGACGTATTTCTCCCCGCATGGGAGTGGTTTCAATCGGGCCCTATTCAGCGTCTCATGCCTGGCGGCGCTATTATTGTGGTTATGACCAGATGGTCTAAATTAGACTTAACTGGGCAAATATTAGACCAAATGACTAAAAATGATGAGGCAGATCCTTGGGAAATCGTTGAATTTCCAGCGATTTTAGAAGATAAAAAGGGCGGAGAAACGCCACTTTGGCCAGAATTTTGGCCGTTAGAGGAATTACAACAGAAACGCAGCGTTTTAGACCTACGGTATTGGAACGCGCAGTACATGCAAAACCCAACATCAGAAGAAGGTGCGTTAATTAAGCGAGAATGGTGGAATATTTGGGAAGAAGAGAACCCACCTAACTGTGAATTTATAATAATGACGTTAGATGCTGCTCAAGAAAAGAATAATAGAGCTGATTACAACGCATTAACAACTTGGGGCGTATTTTTTAACGAAGAAGTCAATAATTATAATATAATACTATTGAACGCAATAAAAGAACGGCTTGAGTTTCCAGAACTTAAACAGTTATGTATTGAAGAATACCAAGAACAAGAGCCAGACGCTTTTATTGTGGAGAAAAAGTCAAACGGTGCTGCGCTTTACCAAGAGTTTAGAAGAATGGGTATTCCAGTGGGTGAGTTTACTCCGGGGAAAGGCCAAGACAAAATAAGTCGGGTAAATGCAGTATCAGACTTATTCAATGGTGGTGTAGTATGGGCTCCAGATCGCAGATGGGCACATGAAGTTATCGAAGAATGTAATGATTTTCCGTCCGGCGCTAATGATGACTTGGTCGACGCAACAACACTAGCTCTTGCTCGGTTTAGGCAAGGTGGATTTATACGGCTGCCCAACGATGAAGAAGAAGACATTGAAATATTTAGAGGGTACAACAAAAAGAGGTATTATGCGGTATGAAAAAACAAATAAAACAAATAATTAAAAGTATTCAAAACTTTGTGTATATGATATTGTACGTGATTAGGAAGAATTTACAAAAAGTAATTAAAAAATTAAAGGTAAATTGACATGGCAGATGTAGATAAAGGATTATATGCAGCTCCAGTAGGAATTGAAGAGATAGCCAAAGAAGAATCGGAGCTTGAGATAGAAATAGTTGACCCAGAAGAGGTTACGATTAGAACAGAAGACATGGAACTGACGATCGATCCTGATGCTATGGCAGATGAGGAGTTTAATAAAAACTTAGCTGAAGAATTAGATGAGCAGTATATGGCTCAGTTAGCTTCTGATCTACTTGAAGATTTTACTAACGACCTTAATTCAAGAAAAGATTGGCTTGAAACGTACGTTGATGGTTTAGAGTTGTTAGGATTAAAACTTGAAGAACGCACTGAACCGTGGGAAGGTGCATGTGCTGTATATCACCCACTTCTTTCCGAAGCATTAGTTAAATTCCAAGCTGAAACTATGATGGAGACTTTTCCAGCTGCAGGCCCTGTAAAAACTTCTATTATTGGTAAAGAAACAGACGAGTGTATTAAAGCAGCAGCTCGTGTGCAAGAGAATATGAACTATCAACTTATGGATTGCATGCCTGAATACCGACCTGAACATGAAAGAATGCTATGGGGATTGGGTTTAGCAGGTAACGCGTTTAAAAAAGTTTATTACGACCCCGCTTTACAAAGGCAAGTATCACTATTTGTCCCCGCTGAAGATATGGTGGTGCCTTACGGCGCATCTAACTTAGAAACAGCTGAACGTGTAACGCATGTTATGCGTAAAACAAAACAAGAAATACATTATTTGCAAGAAATGGGTTTTTATCGCGATACTGAGTTAGGTGAGCCGAGCTATGACTTAGATGAGGTAGAGAAAAAGATAGCTGAGCAAATGGGTTTTGATGCTACTAATGATGACCGATATAAAATATTAGAAATGAACGTTAACCTTGATTTAGAAGGTTATGAAGATAAAAAGAAAGGCAAAAAAACAGGAATTGCACTTCCTTATATAGTTACTGTAGATAAAGGCACTTCAGAGATCCTAGCTATTAGACGTAATTATAATCAAGATGATGAGTTAAAAAAACGCCGTGAACATTTTGTTCATTATGGGTATATTCCTGGATTTGGATTTTATTGTTTTGGTTTAATACATTTAATTGGAGCATTTTCTAAATCAGGAACTATGTTGCTTCGTCAGTTAGTAGATGCTGGTACGTTATCAAACTTACCTGGCGGATTTAAAACTAGAGGACTACGCATTAAAGGTGATGATACTCCTATTGCTCCAGGTGAGTGGCGTGATGTAGATGCTGCGTCTGGAACACTTCGTGATAACTTAATGAACCTTCCGTATAAAGAACCAAGTCAAGTGCTTGCCGCTTTGATGGATAAAATTATTGATGAAGGTAGACGTTTTGCTACTGCAGCAGATATGAAAGTATCTGATATGTCATCTAACTCTCCAGTAGGTTCTACTCTTGCTATTCTTGAACGAACCCTCAAAGTAATGTCAGCAGTTAATGCTCGTATTTACTACTCAATGAAAAAAGAGTTTGGGCTACTTAAAACTTTGATAAGAGATTACACTGACCCTAATTATGTATATGATCCCGCAACAGGAACACCCGGAGCTAAACAAGAAGATTACGATAAAGTTAATCTTATACCTGTAGCCGATCCTAATGCTGCAACTATGGCACAGAAAGTTGTGCAATACCAAGCAGTGATGCAAATGGCACAGCAAAATCCTGATATATATGATTTAAAAGAGCTTAATAAGCAGATGCTTGAGATATTAGGTGTTAAAAATATTGGAAAACTTATTCCCACTGATGATGACGCTAAACCTTTAGATCCTGTATCAGAAAATATGAATATGTTAAATGGCACTCCAGTCAAAGCGTTTTTATTTCAAGATCATGAGGCACATATTAGAGTTCATACAGCGTTTCGGGATGATCCACTTGTTCGAGAAATGGTAGGGCAGAACCCTAAAGCTCCACAATTATTAGCTGCTATGGAAGCTCATATAGCTGAACATATAGCATTTTTATATAGACAAAAAATTGAACAACAACTTGGCGCACCACTTCCTAAAGAAGGAGAAACTTTACCAGAGGATATTGAAAATCAAGTTGCGCGACTTTCTGCAGAAGCAGGCGCAAAACTTTTACAACTTCATCAAGCAGAAGCAGCACAGAAACAAGCTCAACAACAAGCTGAAGATCCATTAATTCAAATGCAGAAACAAGAGCTTCAAATTAAACAAATGGAAGCCCAAGCTAAATCACAAAAAATGCAAGCTGATACACAACTAGATGCGGCTAAATTAGAACTAGAAAGACAAAAACTAGAAGTAAATACTCAACGTGATATGTTGTTAGAGCAAGCAAAAATTACTTCTAATGAAACTATAAAAGGCGCTGAACTTGGTGCTAAAGCTGTAACTGATGATAAAGATGTTAAAGCAAAAGAATTACTCGAAGGAGCTAAAATGGGTGTTGAAGTAGTAAAAGCTAATGCTGATATAGCACTTCGACAACAAGAATCTCAGCTTAAAAATGAGACAGCTGCTCATGAGCAGAAGTTAAAAGATAGAGCTCAGATAGAAAAAACTAAACTTGAGGATGAAACTAAACTAAACGAAAGGGAATAACATGATAGAGAAAGAAACGCTTATGCTTTTATCCAGCCAGATAAAAGAAAGACGCAACGAAATAACAGAAGATATGGCTAGAGGCACCGCTGACCTTGCAGGTTATCAACACGCATGCGGACAAATTAGAGGTTTTGATACAGTCCAAGTGATGATTGCAGATTTGTTAGTAGTGCACAACAAAGAAGAAGAAGATTTTGAATCTACTCCTACTGATAGTGTAGTTAAAATGGACACTAAAAGGAGGAATAAATGAGTATAGCTACTCCTGACAAAACTATAGTCTCCAGTTCTGGAGCACCTATTAAAAAACCCAAAAACACAACTACCACTGAAGGTAAAAAAGTAAGTGAGGATGAAGCATTAGCTAAACTTACTACTCAACTTCCTGATGTCAAAGGCTATCGTATTTTATGTATGGTACCTGAAGCAGATGAAAAGTATGAAAGTGGTCTTATTAAATCAGATTCTGTAAGACAAATACAAGAGCACTCAACGGTTGTT